AATCCACTATCGCAGTCAAACGTGATGATCTGGAAGATGACCGATTAGGAATCTACAAAGCCCAAGCTGAAGGTGCAGGTCATGCAGCCAAGCAATGGCCAGATGAATTGGTGTATGGTGCGGTGAATAGTGGTTTTACTAAAAAGTGCTATGACGGAAAGGCATTTTTTGCAACCAATCACCCGAATGGCAAATCTGCTGCTTCTAATAAAGGGACGAAAAAACTTTCTATTGAAAGTCTTACCAAGGCACAGGCTTCTTATGGTGCTGCCCGTGTAGCAATGCAGTCATTAAAAGATGAAGAAGGTCGCCCACTGAATATTCGTCCGAATATCTTGCTGGTACCACCTGCCCTGGAAGACATCGCCAATGCATTAATGACGGTGGATCGTCTGGAAGATGGCAAAGCAAACCCATATAAGGGCACTGCAAAAGTAAAAGTATCTGGTCGTTTGACAGATCCGAATGCATGGTTCCTGCTGGATAACACCAAGCCATTGAAACCATTTATTTACCAGCCACGTAAAAAGCCTGAATTTGTTCAACAGACCACTGTTGAATCGGATGCAGTGTTCATGGAAGGTGAATTTAAATTTGGTGCAGAAGCACGTGGTGAAGCTGGCTATGGTCACTGGCAGTTAGCCTTCGGATCTGACGGTACTGTGGACTAATCAGGAGCATGGATATGTTTGCAACACTTGAGGCAATGCGTAAAAAGTTTGGTGAACGTGAGTTAGTCGAACTCACTGACATTGAAAAGCCCTATACAGATGCAATCAATATGGACCGTTTGGAATCTGCAATGCAGCAAGCCAATAGTGAAATTGAAGGTTACATCGGGGCACGTTACACATTGCCGTTGCAAACTGTTCCTCCATTCCTTGAGTCGATCGCGTGTGACATGGCACGTTATCACGCCAGCACTGGCGAAATGTCTGAGAATGGTCCAATCAAAGTTCGCTATGATGCCGCCATTAAAACTTTAAAAGAAATTTCAAAAGGGACGCTTCAGATCGGCGGCAGCCCGACCGGTGAAGCTGCTCCAGTTCAATCTTCAAACCATGCAATTGTGATGGCCGCAAGCCGTAAAGATTTTGGAGGTCGAAACTGGTGATTGGTTTTGGTGATATTGAGCAGGCCATTAAAGACCTATGTGACCAGCAAAAATGTTCTGGTAAATGGTCATGGTTGGCTACAGTCCGGAGCTATGGTGGCGAGTTTGATGAAGATCTGCTGAATATTGTCAAACGTACA